CAATGGCTTTGCGGGTCGTATTGCCAAAGAATTTGATCTTGAACTAGACAACATGGCTTTTCCGGGATCCAGCCTTGAAAGCATGCGCTGGAACTTCATGTGGTATCTGCGCAACGGTCAGAGCACCGACGATGTTCTGTTTATCGTGGCACACACTGATAGCACACGGCAAAGCTGGTTTAACCCACAGCATCAAATTAGCATGAAGGATCCGCAATGGAATCGACACATGCACGGAACTTGGTTGCTCCAACCCAACCCCGACATAGATGACAACTGGTTCTCTTTGCAACGATTATGGCTGGGCATGAGTTATCATAGAGAATGGGCAGAATACAATTTCCAAACATCCATCAATCTATTTGATCAGGCCGAGAGCAGGTATGGCATTCCGATAATACAGGTCAGCGCATTGCCCAATCCTTATTCTCTACGAGTGCCCAGTCTGATCTATCCAGGACTGAGTTTCAAAGAAATATTATACAACAAAAAGAAAGAATTGGGCATAGAACCGTTTGCTCGCGGCGGACATCCCAATGAATTGGGTCATAAAATCATTGCAGACCACTTGATCGAACACATAAAACATAGTAAAATGTTAGAGTGATCGACATATTTTCTTATCTACCAGCCAAACGCAAAAGCACAAGTTCTGGCTGGATTTCATTCAATGCTCCGTGTTGTGTTCACAATGGTGAAAGCCAGGATCGACGACAGCGCGGTGGAATCAAGGCCACTGACCAAGGTTGGAGTTTCCACTGTTTCAATTGCGGATTCACTGCCAGCTTCATCCTGGGTCGCAATCTTTCATTCAAGGCTCGCAGACTGTTGCAATGGCTTAATGTTCCACAACAAGAAATAGAATATATAAATCTCGAAAGCCTCAAACATCGAAACATCCAAGGCATACTGGATGATCGACAGCGCACTGCCAATGTGGTGCAGGGCATCGAGTTTGAAGATCGAGAACTGCCGGAAGAATTCGCATTGGTGGATCGCGACATGTCAGTGCATTGGCAGTATCTCAGAGATCGTTGTGTGCCCGAGGATTATCCCATAGGTATGATCCATGGCCGGCCTGATGACAAATTCAGTCGTAGGCAAGGTGTGATCATACCGTTTACCTATGATGGACGCATAGTAGGACACACACGTAGATTTTTTGATGATCATAATCCTCGCTACGTCCACGACATGCAACAGGGCTATGTGTTTGGCACAGATCTACAGCGACCAGATTGGCAGCATGTGATCGTGGTGGAAGGCATATTTGATGCTCTCAGCATCGGTGGATTGGCAGTATTGCATGCTGAAATCAATGATACCCAAGCGAGACTGATACGCAGTATTGGTCGAGAAGTCACAGTGGTGCCCGATCAAGACAAGGCCGGTCTCAAGTTGATAGATTGTGCTATAGAACTGGGTTGGGCAGTGAGCATACCAGACTGGCCAGCGGATGTCAAGGACGTTAACGATGCAGTGATACGCCAAGGACGATTGGCCACGCTGTTGAATATTTTCCAGCATCGATGCACCAGTAAAATAAAAATTGAAATGGCTCGGAAGAATCTCATGAGGAAACTCCATGTCTAGATTGATCGTGTATGGCGACAGTTATAGCACACCAGGATTCTGTGTAGATGTCAAGGATTCTTGGTGGGGCTTAATGGCTGCTGCCTTGCAAGTTGATAGTGTAGAAAACTACAGTTGGCCAGGAAACAACGTAGATAGCATATCACATCTCATAGTGGCTGGTTCTGGATTTAGTCCTAACGATTATGTAATAGTGGGTGTGCCCCCTATCGAGAGATTTACTGTGTATGATTATGATGGTATGGCTCCTAGTTATCATAGATTTTTTGGCAATCTAGAACCCATAGATCAACCATGCTTACGAGAACATGATGGGCTCAGGCAAGTCACTACTCATCAGCTGGGCCAAGGCTATGTAATGTCATGGAATCGTAGTTGGCAAGAAGCACAGGCTCTTAGAGAATTATTTTTATTGACTAGATATATCCAAGGATGGACTAGCAATTATCTCATCGTGAATCTCGCCGAACCATTCCAGCCCAAGACCGAGTGGCCAACACTGGCCAGTATACAGAGAAGATTTTTAGCAGATCCGCACAGTATCCTGTTTGAAGATACCTACTTCAGCACTAACAAAAATGTCCATCGTCCCGTGGACTTTGATACTCACGGATGGCACGGTCACTATGGATCTGCGGGCAATCATCATTGGTATGAAAAAGTATTGTGTCCTCGCATGCAGGAGTTAGGATGGCTATGAATTATTTTGGCGGCTGTAGCATCACCATGGGTGCAGGTTTCGAGAGCCAACAAAATGATCCCAGGATCTATCCCAATCTCATTGGCCATGCAGACAACGATGCCGAAGGTGGATCCAGCAATCTAAAAATTTTTACCCGAGCAGCCAAGGCTTTATTGGATCGTCGACATGATCGATATTTTGTGCAATGGAGTGCTTTGCACAGACACTGGGTTTACCCCAGCGCCAACCAGGGATTTTATATCGGTGCCGACACTGATAGCAATCTAATAGATAAAAAGTTTGTGGCCCAATATCAATTGCTTAATCACGATTATAGTAATATAATGTCATTGATAGACTATACCAGGATACTGCAACAGATGTCCGATGATGCTGGAAAAGATATATGGTTTATCAATGGCATGATTCCTTGGACCCAAGACATGTTGACCAATCAATCTCACAGTGACTATGCCAAGACCTTATATCAAGATCTAGATGATGATCAAACTCGAGATTTCAGTGAACGGTTGCGCAATAATCTTGAATTGATAGACTGGACACAATGGGTAAACCCGTGGCACAGCATCGTGGATCTCAAACTGGACCATGCACCGTTGGATGATCATCCGGGCGCTGCCACGCATAGAAAAATCGCTGACATGATACAACAACACATAGATACATCGAGAGAAACCCAATGAAAGATTATTCCGTAGAAGTCCAAAAGTTGTTCCTGGAGTTTATGATGCAGGACGCACAGAGTTACGTGCGAGTGCAGAACATATTCAATGAAGAAAACTTTGATCGCAGCCTGCGTAGTGCCGCGAAGTTTATCCGAGAACACTGTGATCAACACAAAACTTTGCCTGATCGCAAACAGGTTCGAGCAGTGACCAATGTTGACCTACAAGAAATACCCGATATCAATGAAGGGCATCTCGACTGGTTCATGGAAGAGTTTGAATCATTCACTCGTCGACAAGAATTGGAACGTGCGATCCTTAAGTCGGCGGACCTTTTGGAAAAGGGCAATTTTGATCCTGTGGAGAAGTTGATTAAGGATGCCGTGCAAATATCATTGACCAAGGATCTGGGCACAGATTACTTTGAAGATCCGCGATCGAGACTGCTGGCCTTGAAAAATAATAATGGACAGAACTCTACTGGATGGCCTGCCCTGGACAAATTGCTGTATGGTGGATTCAACCGAGGTGAATTGCAGATTTTCGCAGGAGGTTCAGGTTCTGGCAAGAGTTTGTTCATGCAGAACTTGGCAGTGAACTGGGCACAGGCCGGGCTCAACGGTTGTTACATCACGCTGGAACTGTCAGAAGGTCTTTGTTCCATGCGCATCGACTCCATGATGACCAATACGTCTAGCAAAGAAATTTTTCGAGATATCGATACAGTGGAAATGAAAGTCAAGATGATGCAGAAGAAGGCCGGCGCCTTGCAGATCAAATACATGCCAGCACAGAGCACAGTGAATGATATCCGTGCATATCTCAAAGAACTGCAAGTGAAGACAAAGAAACGTGTGGATTTTTTATGCGTAGATTATCTAGACTTGATCATGCCGGTGAGTGCCAAAGTTAGCCCCAATGATTTATTCGTCAAAGACAAGTATGTTTCAGAAGAACTGCGCAACTTGGCTAAAGAACTCAATGTATTGTTTGTCACTGCTTCGCAGTTGAATCGTGCGGCAGTGGAAGAGATTGAGTTCGATCATAGCCATATATCGGGTGGTATTTCCAAGATCAACACAGCAGATAATGTGTTTGGTATCTTCACAAGTCGAGCCATGCGTGAACGTGGTCGCTATCAGATACAGTTGATGAAGACTCGTTCATCGAGTGGAGTGGGACAGAAGGTAGATTTAGAGTTTGACATTGAAAGCCTGCGTATCAGAGATTTAGGCGAAGACCAACAGCAAAGTTCTGGATTTGTCAAGAAACCCAACATCTACGAATCAATCAAGGCCAAGTCTACTATGAAGGATGACAACAGTGAACCAGCTGAAGATGTTGGCAAGGTCACAGCCGATGTGCAATCAAACAAACTCAAACAGTTATTAGGACAAATCAAACAGTCATGATAGATCAGGATTTGATCGAGAACAACAAGAAACATCTAGCGTCTTGCATCTCCAACAGACTGTCTACCCCTATAGCAGATTTGTATCAGATAACAGATGTCTTAGATCTTGCGATATTACAAAAACTCAATCAGTATGTTTCATCGGTTTCCAATGACAAATGGCAAACAGTGGAAGGTCAAGAAACTCTTCCTAGACAAAAAATCACTTGGGATTTTGATACAGTGATAGAAGAGTTGCATGAAATATTTGATTCTGCGACAGATCTGATCAATGAAACGTTTACAGACCCCTATAAACATTTCTGGGGAGTATCGCTCTGGAAAGATGAAGCGGGATATGAAATTGGTTGGCACACTGATAATCCTGACATCGATGTTGCCATGCAAATATATCTCTACACTTCATCTGGGGTGGGAACAATCTTTGGATCGGAACACACTCCGATCCTGATACCCAGTGAGCACAACTCAGGGTATCTAATCCAACATGATAGAACAGACAAAATCTCTCATAGGTCAGAGAGTGTAGTTTCAGCCGGAACTACCCGCTACATCTTATACGCTGTGTGGAGTCGCATCTCCAAGCATCTTACCGATACCTAACGATTGTCCTGTTTTATCTTTGGCCACATGTATTATTTTTGTTGGCAAGATATCTAAAGTCCTACAAATTTCTTGATGTTGACCGCCATAGGAATTCCATAGATAATCTCTTTCAAAATTATCAATCCAATAGCAACCGATAGAAGTGATCACTGTGTTGGTATCTTTGTAGTAGTCGTTGAATATTGTCACAGAATCCATGGATTTTTGCCTGCTGAATCGTAGTCCTACTCGATTCCATTGTAGGCTCAATTTGCTGAGACTCACACCAATGCTTTTGATGCAGGGATGATTGAGATCTAGATGGATATCTTTGGCAGTGACAATCCATGCCATATCGATGTGGATATCAATCATCCTCTGTTCGCAGATTCTTAGAACATCCTCCCACTCCGGTCTGACATCGCAAAAAGTCCAATGGGGCATGGTGATGATCAATGGCTTGTTGGGCTCAAGGTCATTGACTTCTACTCCATGTTTGCCCATTAGGGTATAATAAGCATATTCGTTCTTGAGTATCTGAAATCCATTCCATCCATGCTTTTGGACAAAACTTTCTATATAATGTGTGCATCCCATGGTCACGTCCACATGAGGGAAAGCGTCCCACCCTTGTATATCGTTGATCTTGGTTGATGTGAACCATTCTTTTGCCATCGGGAAAAAGTCTTGATAGGTGCTTTGTCTTTGAGCATCGTGATACCATGACTGTCGCAATGATATCATTTTTTGATCTTTCACAGGAAAGAGAGTTTTTGTTGTTTTAGTTAATTGCCATGTCATGATGATTTACTCAAATTGTGAGATAATAAATTTATAAAAAGGACTGAAAAATTCAAACTTCCATGTCCCATTGTGACTTAACCAAGTTTCTCCGATGATTTTTTCTTCCAACGCAACTCCAGCATCTATCTGTTGTTGTTTCCATACTGTGGAATAGATAGGTTCAAACCAACTGCGGTGCCAGATGAGATTCTGCACATCGATACCATCAATACAAACTTGATTCAAGATAACATATTGATCGAACCGAGATCCATTGTTATCAATCACGCATTGATCATCTGTTTTGTTAAATCTCTTTAAAGATACTGTGTGTGGGCGATCAAATTCTAGATCATCCTCAAAGGATAATTTGCATTGCTTTTGATCTAGAGTTTTTGTGCATTTGATACGATCATCAACGGAAATTTCTATCATGGGAAATTTATCCCAAAATTCTGATCTTATGTCGAATTCAAAACGTATTCGTTCTTTCATTTACCACTCCGTTATATAATAGATGCCGCTGTCCCCGCGCTCAGGCCAATAATCCTCCCGGCCCCCTGATCGATGTATATCACTACAAACGCAGTGTATTCCGGCATCCCAAAAATATCTAGATTGAAATTCTACCAAATGCGGAGTGATACCTAGAGATTCAAAATATTGAAAAGCCATTTCATCGTAAGCGCCACATATGATATTTTTTTCGTCTACTACCAACATATTGACTTCAAAAACAGTTTCTTGCGGATTGCCTAACCATTGTTCTGCCACGGCCATTATATCTGCGTTGAAATGCCCGTAGTCTACTCCGGGTAGATACCACTTGTCGGCTATACCAACGTGTTGGAGATTTTTATATGTGGTGTCTGGCAGATGGAACACAGACCATCCTGGAAAACTTGAGTCATAGACCTTTCTATAATGAGACGTAAAAATATGCCCTGGCCTAATCGGACAAAAAACTCCGTCGTTATGATCTCCAGTGCCACTGAGATGCACTCTATAATCTTTGGCTAATTCCTGTGCTACCAGATACGTGTATTTTTTTGATTCTGGTATATTTGGCTGATAATCTATCAGTATATCTTTTCCGGCCCGCACCACGCTGGCAAAAATCATCCAGGCCCATGGTTCTGGTGTAGCACGGTCAATGACATGTATTTTTTGTCCTGCTTGGCGATAATCATCTACAGCACGTTGATAGGGATTTACTTCGGACGTGTATTGAGGCATGAGATGCAAAGTATCTCCTAGTGTCAGTGCTATGTCGCATGGACTTACCGGTGGTTTAAGCAAATGATCATGTTCGTCTAAAAAGTCGTCTATACGATCGAATTGAGGCCTGACTACTGTGACACCTAATTTTTCCAATGTGTCTGTTAGATTGTCAAAATCTTTGTTGGTAATTTCAGTGATTTTTGCAAAAATATCGTGGGATTTGTTGCCAAGATGCTGGTAAAAATCTGCAGGATAAGTGCCACCTACCCATACTTCTTTCAATGGTTGCCATTGGCTGTGACTTGAAACTTTACGTTGACTTATCATATAAGGATATTTACAGATACGTAAAATCTACTAAATAATTTAAAGGTTCGGATCATGCACAAAAAGACCCGCAGTATATTAGAAGAACTCGATGCTATGTATATCGAGCGTGATCGCAGGCACGTGATAGAAAATCGTGCTTCAAACATCATTGCCGGCGCCATCAGGCTCATGGAGCAGATCGATGCCACTTATGATCCAGAGCAGGCAGAAAATCTCCAGCGCAAGCTACTCAACGCCATACGCATGCGGGATGCGTCAAAATTCACGAGGACCGTGAGACGCACCGATGAAAGTTAAACAGGTCACTAACGAAGGTATTTTCCAAGATTTGGCCACCATTGGGCGTGCCGAGCAAGATCGCATGGCCCAAAGCCGTTCGGCCATGATGGGCAAGGCCGGAGCCGCGATCAAAGGCGCCATGGGCAAAATACCCGGCGTCAGTGCCATCCAGCAAACAGCCGCTGCCATCAAACAGGCCGCACAAGATACTACCATCCGGCAACTGGCAGATAAACTGGCCGCCGCATGGGACACAGAAGCCAAGAAAATAAACGCTGGCAAGACTGCTGGACAGGTCATGGATGCGGATGAATACAAAAAACGAGCGGCTGCCTGGTTAGAGCAAGCCATGCAAGGACAGGTCGCTGTGG